CATCGGTAGCACCCCAGGATCAAGGTCGAGTTCAGTTTCAACTGTCGCGCCGGTATTTTCCGCGTCCTGATGTCCAGTATTCCCTTGTATATCGCCCTCGACATCACCGCCGATATACTGAATCACAGTGGTAGTCTGGGTCGAGTGACCACCACCGGTACCAACGACTGGGAAAGCTTCGTCGTATAGGTACTCTTTTCCGCTGATTTCACAGATTCTCCTGAAATCTCGCGCTAGTTCTTTCTTTTCTGGGCCCCGCCTATCAGAGACAAGTCGGGCCACAAACCGGGCATATCTTTCCTCATCTACCCTCGTCATCCATCGATGGTTTCTCCTGATGACATTCGGGAGTCTCTCTTCTCCTTTGAGAAGTGCCCTGATCTCCGCGTCAACAATATCCACAGGCTTTTTGGGCAAGAAGAACTCCATGTTGAAAGAGGAGTAAATGTTGACTTTAGTTGTTTCTCCAATCGGTGGAGCGCTGAGGAAATTGATGAAGAAAAGCCAGTTGTTGGCATCAATTTCACCCAAGTCATATCCTTCATGCAAGTTGAACACGGATCGCGAATTGATGAATGGTGCTTCAAACCGATAACGCCCCACGGTGTTGAGAGGCATCACCTGGTGTCCTTTCATAGCCATAACTTGCGCCTTGGAAAAGAACTGCGTTATTTCACTCAATGACTGCCCTTCATACGGAAAAAAGGCTGCTGCCAACAGTCCACTCCTCTGGGCCACTCCAGACACTTCCACATCAATGATGGTTGATCCATGGCACATTGAAAAGGTTCGGAAAGCCATTTCCTGAGGGGTTACTTGGGCGCAACTGCTTGGTTCCACGCCCGGGGTCAGAGACAACAACTCGAACGGGGCAAGAACGTTCCATCCCGTAAAAGTCGAATCAACGAGAGCCTCATGTCGCAAAACTCGGGTGGTCAAGCCATACCTCTGGTCTGCCGGTTGAGCAGTGACAGACTTGTGAACGAGAGGTATTGGAGTTTTAGAAAGAGCGGTCTTTTGGACAGCCCCTCCGACATTCACCTGACTGTACCCATAACTCGCTGCAGCTGGGACAGCCACAGCAGGAGTCGCCTCTACCGTTGGAGTAGGCAACATTGGTGTGGGCGCTGGTGTCGGGATGTCCTCTATGATCTCCAGGACATCATGTGGCAGGAAGTTGTTAACCATAGGAGGCAAGCCACGCGATGTTCCCCCTATGCCTCCGACTTGAACGTCCATGGTGTTCAACGTTGGTCCCATACCAATAGCTGGGTACTGGTCATCGGCGGTAAGAACACGCTGGCGAACATCTTCGACTGGGATCTCGAGCCAGTAACTCTTCGCCTCCTCAGTCACGAATATCTCATCACGTCTAACACAGGTGTTGAATCGTTCGTGCCACCAATCGGGCCAGAAAACAGTCGCATTTCGAATGGCCATTGCTCTCTCTTTTTCTGTTACTCCTTTTGCCTGAAAGCACAGCAACTTGACCGCGGTGCTCATCCGGGTTTGTCCGCAGATTGAAAACGGACCGGGGGTCTTGGGAAGGCTCAGCCATCGTGGTGCAATCTCAGAAAATCCCTCATCACCTCGTGAAAAGGCATTAACCCCTTCAGCATAGACGTCCGCTACCGGTCGACACGACAACTCGTTGTGGTCAACAAGAGCAGCAGTTTGTCCATAGAAGTCCATTGTCATGGGAAATGAGCATGGTTGTTCAGCCCAAGTTCGCACCTTGTTTGAGGTGGTATAGTTCATTCCATATATCTGGCACCACAAAGCAAAACCTTGTCCGTCGAGTCCAAATTGATTGATCTGCCAGTTGCACAGCCCGAGTCGTTCGACGAAATCATTCCTCAGTGTCCAAGCGTTGTCATCTCCTCCTACCACCGCCACGATCGCATCTCGAGGGACAAATCCTTTCTCATACACAAAGCTGTAAAGGTACAGCAATGATACCACTGAGTTGACAACCGTGGTAAGATAGTTGCCCGATGGATTGAAACCCCGTGTCTGAAATTCGATGTCATGGACTTGGTACTTCGCTCGGAGCATTCCTTCGATGAGAAGATCATACCATTCAAGGTCAAAACCTTCGATCTTTTCGTGACAGAGTTTCCCAATGATATCAAAAGCCGCCATCAAAACATGGGGATGTATGGAGATGTCGAAATGTTCATAATCTCCACACCATATGGGTTTGTTCCAGTCGATTCCGTTCAATTGGGCACACTCAAAGCATCCGTAGTCTGGTCGCTCATGGTGGTTAACGCATCCTGGGAAAGTTGTTTCCACTTCGTCTGGGTTGTCGTTCAGAATGTTGAGAAGCCGATGGAAGCCCGGTCCTTGAAGATCACAGCCAATCATGATACCTGTTCGCTCCCAGTTCGCACCTAAGAGGTGGGTGAACCAACCAGTCTGTTTCTTCAGTTCTAGCAAAAAAGCAAGGGGGCAAGTCCAAACCAGTCGTGTTTTCTTGTCATGCACTTTACGATAAGGTAACACCTCATCCTTGTTGTTTCCAAGAATCTTCATTGTGGGGGCTTCGTGATTCGCATGGCATCGTTTATAGAATTGCCATTCTTCTCGCAAGCGTTCATCAAGTTCAACAACAGATACAGGTGAATGGCCTTTCTCGGTTTTAACCGAGACCTTGATGAAACCTCTTTTTCCAGACCCTCCAAATTT